TGTAAAGTGTTAGATGCGCTTACTTTTTTACAAGCCGAATAGAACGGGGTATCTTCAGGTGAAATGTCGTAGATTACGTTTTCCAAGTCCTCACGGATACCAACCGCGTCATAGCTATCATAAGTATTTGTTGGTTGTGCCATTATAGTACTCCTATTTTAAGCATTTAAAATTAAACCCAGTGCATCATTGATGCTACCTGAGCCTCTAAGTTTCGCCTTTTGGCGTTCACGAACTTTGCCAGCATTAGGTTTATTAGTTCTTTTAGCTCCTGCCTTAATCACCTTTTTAACCTTCTTGGTCTTTTTCACTGCTTTGGATTTGCCTGCTATAATTTCTTGATACTTCATAGCATCATGCAAAACCTTAAGAGCTCTATGATCCATTACCTGCCCAATCTCTTCGGCACTATAACCATAGTTCTTACTTCCAATTTCTACCAGTCTACCTTTGATTTCTCTTGCCTTGTCAGCGTCAGAGAATTCGGGGATAACTTTCTGAAGTTCTTGCATCTCACGTTTCAAATATGTTTGCTTTGCATGTTGTTCAGCTTGTGTATTCTGCTGACTAACCTGCTGGTAAGCTACCATATCTTTGTCATAATTCTCCTTAGCCTCGTCGTATTTCATCTTTTGATCCATGTAACCTAGTGGATCATTTTCAAACATGTCACGTGACGGTGCCTGGGGAGCTGCTCCTACTCCTCCTGATTGTAATTGTTCAAACAGTTTTTGTACCTGCTGACGTTCATTAAGCAATGCTTCGTAGACAGACTCAGCTTCTTTACGTTGCTGTGCTGCTTCTTGCATTCCTTTTTGGACATATTGCTGCCCGCTATAGCCTTGCTTTAGGTCATCTAAGGTTACTTGTACTTCCTGTCCATCTATCTTGACAGAATAGCCTTCAAGCTCTTCCTGACCGGCGTCTTCTATTGCTTCTTCTTTGTCCTCTTCAACGTCGGAATATTCCTCTTCAGAATACTCCTCTTCAGAATCATCCAATTCTTCTGCTTCGGACTCAGCAGATTCTTCCACTTCATCAGTGATTTCCTCTGTTGCCTGAGCTTCTTCCTCTACAACTTCTTCGGTTTCTTCCATTGGAGCTATTAAGCTCTCTACTGCATCCTCTAAAGTGATGCCATTAGTTTCAGTCGTTTCCACGGTGCTGCTCTCCTAATTATTATTTATTATTTCGACGATTTTCGATTAACTCATCAGCTATTACTGAATCGAGATAATCGTTAATCTTCCCTATCGCTCGGACCATGTCATGTGCTTCATCCCTTTCCTCTGGTGAGGAATTAGGGTTTAGAAACACATCCACTTCCCGTTCTATGACTTCGGTCAAAACGTCTTGAAACGTTTCATCCTTGATCAATCTCTTTATACTAGATACATTAGCCATTAATATCTACCACTTGTAACTGCCTGTGTCGGCGTGGATTGTTCGTATCTTGGCTTATTCTGCATCCGTTTAATTTCTTCAACATCTATTTTTTGTCCCCATTGACCCAGTATCTCTGCAGCCTTAACGAGTAATTCTTGATCCATTTTATCACGCTCTCTGTCATCTAAAGCAATAGCTTTCTGAGCATCGATATTCAGTTTCATACTATCTGTCTGGATCTTAGCCTGTGCTTTAATGTTCTCTGCTTCAACTGCGGCTTTAGCTAATTCCTGTTCAGGAGATAACTGTTGAGATGCAGCTTGCTGTTGCTGTTGGACTAAGATCTGTTCTTGTTCTGGTGTCATAGGGTTAAAGTACCTATCCACATTTCTAATACCTGCTAAGCCCAGCATATCACCCAGAGTGTTACGTATTCCAGTCATAGTAACTAAACCATTGGACGGACCGTAAGCACCCCATATTTGCATTTGCATTTGCAAAGCTTGATTCAATGCCATCTGTCTTTGTTCCTCTTGACCTGTGCCTAAGCCAACATTAACACTAACATCCATACCTGAATTCCATGAACGAGGATCCATAGGCACGTATTGTCCGTTTAAGCGCATTAAAGTCTCTTCACAAGAGTTTTCTACGAGTAATTGTAGGATAAGCTTAAACAGACGTTTCATGCCTCCCTCGGCTAAGTTACGAGCAATAACCTCGATCTATCCTGCGCCTCGTTGACTGGTGATTTGAGCTGCAGTTGCGGTAGTATTTTGTAAAGCATCTGGGTCTAATCCCATAGAAGCTCTAGTAATACCCGTCTTATTTTCTACTTGCTCATCCATATATTGAATGGCACCTAAAGTTTGACCTGCAATAAACGGTACTGCGTTAACGGTGATAGCACCTGGCGACTTGATACGTCTGATCGAACCAATCTCATTGTTTAATACATCATCGATATTGGCCTGTCCTTCAATAACATCTACTGAAGGATTGTTTGTCAATGCAATGTTATCTAATAAACCCCGGATCATTGCTGTAGAAGCATCCTGGTCGTTCATAATTAGATCCGCAATAGATCTGCCATAGAAAGTATGTGGCTCAGGATCTACTTCGAATACAGAAAAAGGTATTTCACCCCAAGGCTCATAGTCTAAAACATCATAATTAGATCCACCTAGGATAAACCTATGCATGATTGCTTCGCCAGTACCATAAATATCGATTCTCATATAAGCTTCAGTTACTGCAACTAAACGCATGGAAGGATCTGTTATATCTTCGTTGGAATCCTCAGAGTAGTTCGTACGTTCATATTTCTCTGCATCTGTAAAGGTATCTTCGTGGGATAAACCTGAGAGATCTGTAACTTCGTCAAAGTCATAACCCATTGCAACTAAGTCAGAAACTCGCATCTCCGTTCTGTGTGCTACAATGTAAGCATCTTCGACGCTCTTAGCACTTCGATCAACAAAGAACTCTTCAGGAGGAACAGACTCAATAACCAGTTTACCTGTCTTTTTAGTTCGACTTACCTTTAAAGAATAATAGATCACATCTTCTACTTCGCCCATATCGTTTGTCTTAGGATGAGACTCTACATCTTTCTCAATGACTGTGATGGAGGGATCGTTAACTAAGAGAGTCATTTCTTCTTCAGTCAGATTTGAATATTCAAAAATCTCTGCTTCGGAGGAATCTTCCCAGTAGGTTTTAAGTATGCCAGTCTTCTTGACTAAGGCATCATGGATAACTTCATTAAGTAATTTATAGCCACTTTGTTTTTGGAATTCATAATGAGCAAACTTAGTAGCTTGATCTGCCATTGCTACTTGTTCTTGTCCCATAGGTATATATTCTACAGGATTTTCTGAAGATAAGAATACACGCATCAGACTTGGTTTAATAGCTCGGACTGTATCTCGAACCTTTGTAGATACGATAGTTGATCGTCCTTCTTCTTCACCAATATCTACTTCACCTTCGAAGTATCTCTGTGACTTAATCCTATCCTCTGCAATTTCACTTTCTACGAAATCAACGGCATCTTTTACTGCATCGCTAACAATACCGTGTATATCGTCTTCAGTCATTTCTTTAAGTTCTTCTGCCATATTGTTCCTTTATTTAATTTTAGGATCGATGAAATTCTTCATCAGTCCCTCCGCAGGGTTATCCATTCCTACCGGTGATCCTGTAGCTACTGCACTTACTGTCGGTACAACTGGTAACGGTGAGCTAGGCATACTAGCTTTAATACCTTGTCCTATGTCTTCGATCAATTGACCTGCCTTTTTTTGAATGCCTTTCTCAACTGATCGTTTGCCTGCATAACCTGCTGCAGTAAGTCCTAGTGCTGCAGGATTCATAGTAGCAGCTGTAGCAGTTAAGAAGAAGATTAAGCCATTACCATTAGGTGAAGCTTTCGAGAGGATCCGTAGCATAGATTCTGTAGGGTTAGTCTTAACGAATTTCTCCATTGCGGTCAGTTCCAGTTCTGTAAAGAATCTACTCTTTTTAGGACTGTTCAATATGCTTACTACTGCTGCTTTATAATTATTAAATAAGTTTCCGCCGGTACCTGATTTTTCTGTGCTTCTTCTTGCGGCATTAAACGCATCGTCTAATTGTTTCGTCTTCATAAACTTACTGTGCAAATCTCTGGCAAGCTTCATAGCTGCACCTTGAATAGGTTTAGTATCGATAACTTCATCAATACTATTAATCATCTTGCCAATAATCACTTGTTCGTTAGCATTAGCGCTTGTCTGTCTTCTAAAAAGTTCTTTTCTTAGATTATCTAATTCCGAAAGTTTAAACATCTTATTGTTTGCAATGTACTTCCGAAGTTGAACCTCAATGGATCTAACCGTTTTATCAATAGCAGGATCGTAGGCTATCTTATCCCTGATCATTACATTAGCTGAATTCCAGACTTTTTGTATGTCTGTCCTATCAAAAAGCCCACCCATGGAATCTACTTCCTTATATGCTGCTCTTTTTGCAGTCTTTAAGTTTTCAACTGTAGGATTCTTTCTAAGAGTCATCAAACTTTTAACAGTATTAGAGCTAGGCTTAAATGAACGAAGCAATTTGTCTGTTCCACCTGTAAAGAAGCTAGATAGAACACCTACTTCCAAACCTTTTGCTAAGCTCTTATCCTGTGAATCATTGACACCATATATCGTGCCTTCAGTGAATCCCCGAAGCATTGCTTGAAATCCTGTAGATAATTCGCCTAAGAAGCCAGGTAATTTTACTGCACCTACAGGGCTTGTTACTGCACCCATTATCTCGTGCTTTAAAGCATCCATTGGGTATTGATTTCTGTAAGATTCAAGATTAGATCTAAAGTAAGATTTATTGTTATCGTATAACTCTCCCCAGTCTTGATCTGATCCAGTTAACTTTGCCTCAGTAGCAGCAACTAAGGCTTGTACTTCGGATCCTAAACCTAGTGTTTGTCCTGTTACTACCGAGGTAGATGCACCTGCTTCTTTGTCGGCTTTAGCTAAATCACCAGCAATATCCACTTCTGTTAATCCTTGATCTAAACCCATCGTACGCATTTCCGAGACATCGTCTACATTCAAGCCAAATGTCTCTGCGAATTCCCAAGCATTCATATCGTCTTTGTAATGCTTATCCCATAGTCCAAAACCTAATTGAGAATTACTTAGATCATCATATTGGGGATTCTTTTCTCTGAATTCTTGTATCTGCATTATCTTATTCCTAATGGATCTTCTTTAGCCTCGGAACCTTTAGGTACACCCGAGTACTCAATGCCATATTTCTTAAGTTCATCTGCCCCGTATTGTTTTAAGACAATAGCTATGTTTTTATTATAAGAAGCTCGGACATTTTCGAGGGTATCTATAATTAGTTTCGGATCTTGTCTTAGATCTAAACTACCCAATGTAGCTTGTAAGGCTATTAGCTCCATAACCGCGACTTGGCCTAATGCACCACCAGTTTGAGATTCATCTCGCATTCTTTGTAGTTTATCAAAACCAATGTTTGCCTTGATTGAGGTAATTGTAGCATCGAGGTTTATCGCAGGACTTCCTGCTGCGAAGATCCCGCCATACTCTCTAACAAATGCGCCCTTAACGCCGGTTGCCCATTCCTCAGTATTTAACATACCAATAGCACTATCGATGTTCGTATTGATCATTTCCATCTTCTCAATCTTACCTAGAACAGAAGACTCTCTCGAATCTTCATTCCTCTCTAATTCTAGTGCTGTTTTACTTCCAGGTATAACTTCAAGATAAGCATCACCCTTATCATTACGTTTGAGAATGTAATCTTTAGGTATTGATCCAACTTGAAGTCCACCTGGTTGTTTAAGTCTAGCAATTGAAACTGCATCTTTAACACTCATGCCTTGTTCTACTAATTTATAGATATCAGGATGGTATTTCTTAAGATATGCAACACTTTTGTTTGAGCCACCGTCTCTTAATTCTTCTAATTCTTTACCAATAACTTTCGTAAGTCCATCATCTG